CCGACTCCCAACTAGGCCGCACTGCCGCCGTTATGCTTGGTTCTACCGAAACCACTTTCTATACCATCGCCGTCTACTTCGGCGCAGTGGGTATCACCCGAACTCGTTATGCCGTCCCCGCAGCTCTTTGCGCCGACCTCACCGGTTTTCTGGCCTCAGCTTGGGCAGTACGGCTGTGCTTTGGGTAATTGGGGCCAGTTTTCAACGCCGTATCCTGCCTCAGCCGCTTTTTCTCTTGACAAACCCTTCTCAATGGGCTACAATACTTTAACGAATAAAACCAATGAAGCACACGGAGCCATCCGTTTGGAAAGGAACGAGCACAATGCCAATCACCGACCTGCTGGAACGAAACAGCAAGCTGTACGGCGATGAAACCGCCTTGGTGGAGATCAACCCGGAGCTCCGGGAGGAACAACGGGTGACCTGGAAAGAGTATGAGCTGATTCAGCCCACCGGCGAAGCATCCTACCGCCGGGAGATCACCTGGTCTGTCTTTGACGAAAAGGCCAATCGTGTGGCCAACATGCTATTGGGCCGGGGCATCCGCAAGGGACAGAAGGTGGCTGTTCTGCTGATGAACTGTCTGGAGTGGCTTCCCATCTATTTCGGCATTTTGAAAACGGGGGCGATTGCCGTTCCCCTGAACTTCCGTTA